GCGACCATGTCCGCAACGCCAACGGTTTTTCGTCCTTTACGCCGCTTTCCACAGCCAAACCTCCTCGATGGTGATGCAGCGGCTCATCGGATCTTCCCGAGCTCGCGGACGCGGTGTTCGATCTTCGCGACGGCCAGAACGGCAGGGCGCAGTTCGGGCTCGACCTGGTCGTAGATCGGCTTGTTCTTGTGGCGCCCGCCGTTCAGCCGCGGCAGCAGGGCGCGCGGGATCGCTTCCCAGTTCGACGGGTTGGTGTTGGCCTTGTCGCCGCCGATGCACTTCAGGCAGTAGCCCCTCGGCAGCGGCCCGTTCAGCGCCTCCCACTCGATCAGGTGGATCGCCCGCCAACGCGACTGCAGCGGCATCCCGTCGTGGATCTTGCGCTCCCGGTAGCCGTCGCGGCTGACCCGCTCGGTCCCGATGGGCCTGTAGAGCTTCACGGCGACGCCGCTGCGCCCGCAGCCTTTCTTGAACTGCGTGGCGATGGCGTTGGGGTGACGTCCGCCGGCGCCAGGCGCGCAGGTCGTGCCCTTGTTGGCCGGCGCGTCGCCCTTCGCGAACCGCCCCGTCCGGCCGGTCTTCCAGCCCTTGCGCTTGCGAAGGGCGTGAAGGTTCGCCGCCGCCACGTCGGAGCGCCCGAAGGCCTCGCAGAAGGCCCGGTGATACTCCGGCGTGGTCAGGGTGCGGTTCGCCTCCAGCCATGCCATCTCGGCGGCGCTGTAGGTGATCCAGCGCCCCTTCACGACTTGTCGCCTTCCAGCATCGGCAGGTGCGTCCGGTAGCGCTCGCCGTGGTTCGCCAGGACGGTGACCGCCTTCAGCTGCAGGTCGGCGTTCCGCACGATCTGGTCCGCCACGCTGACGATCGCGCCCGTGCGCTGGACCTCCTGCGTGATCTGCTCGGACGTCAGGCCCTCCTCGGACAGCCGCTCGAGCTGGGCGAACAGGTGGTTATTGAGGTCGGACAGCTTGTTCTTCATTTCACGAACCTGGCGACGCGCCCGCCCTCGGTCCTGATCTCGTTCGCCAGCGCCTCGATGCGGGCGATCTGGGCGATAGGTGCGGACGGGCCGGCGAAGATCCGGCGCAACTGCCCGACCTTGCCCTCAAGCTCGGTCATGGCGTTGCGGGCGGCGGCCGGGATCACGGCGTGGGTGTCCACCGGCGGGGGCTTCGGGGCCGGCGCCGGGCGGTGCAGGGCGATGACGGTCATTGCGGCGCCCTCGCGGAGATAGTGCCAACCAGTTCCTCGCGACGCAGCATGACCACGGTCACGCGCTCAATGCGGAGCGGGGCCACGCCGGGGTCTTCAGACAGGCGGTCGGCCAAGGCGCGCGCCACATCTTCGGCCACGCCTTGCGTTCGGAGCGCGCCGGTGCGGTCGGTCACCTTGTAGGTGACGACGGGCTCGGCCCGGGTGAAGTCTTCAGTCATAGGGCGCTCCACAAAAATGCACAGCCGACCGCGAGCGCGGCGACAGTGGCGAGAAAGGGGGGGAGGATCAGAAGGGCGCGGAACAGCATCACGCAGGCTCCGCGAGGAGCGCAGCGGCCTCTTCGGCGTCCTCCTGGTCGTCGGTCCAGCCGGCGATGTCATCGGCTTCCCACTCGCCGGATTCACCGTCGGTGCGCTGCCAGACGTCTTCGCGCACGTAGTGCCAGTGGCCGTGCGAGTAGCGGACCTCGTGGGCGCCATCCTCGAACGTGACGGCCCAGAACGCGCGGTCGCGGGGCAGGGGCGAAATGACCTTGGAGTGCAGCTTGTCGCTCCAGTGCGAAGCGGGGATGCGGTCAACGGCGCCGGTGCGCTGGTCGGTGCGGTGGGTCACGCCGAGCATCACGCGGCCACCGCCACCGGCTCAAGCGCGATACCCAGCGACGCAGCACGCGCCTCGATGAAGTCCAGGATGGCGAGGGTCTCGGACGCCTTGTCAGTGCCAGGGTAAGGGTACCCAGCCGCGACGTGGGCGCGGAACTCGGCGACCGTGAACCAGCGGCACCCAGCGGCAATCTTCACGCCCCCGGCCTCAAGCTCGAAGGCGAAGAAGGTGTAGCCGTCCAGGCGGTTGGCGCTGGCAAAAATGCGGGCGACCTTTTCACCGCGCAGGACGGCACCGCTCAGGTCGGCACCGCTCAGGTCGGCACCGCTCAGGTCGGCACCGCTCAGGTCGGCACCGCGCAGGACGGCACCGCTCAGGTCGGCACCGCTCAGGTCGGCACCGCTCGCATATGCCGCCCTCACGGCCAGTCCGAGCTTGACGCCAAACGGTGCGGCAGGATCGCAGGCGATGGAAACCGTCACCGCAGTCTGGAAAGACCAGCGTTTCGGGATGGTGAAATCTTCGGTGTGGGTGGTCATGCTGTCTCCAGTTCCCGGCTGAGCCGGTAGTTGATCCGCTGGGTGACGCGAGACGCGAACCGGGCAGCGTTGGTGAGGGTGCGGAAGGTGCGGACCTTGGGGCCGACAGCGACGGCGTAACCGTCGAGGGCGCCGGAGATCAGCGGGATGGGGAGGGTCGGGTCCATCACGCCACCCGCTCGGCAGCGATCTGGCGCGCAACAGCGGCGAAGATGTCCGGCGCGTAGATGTTGTTCTGGATCGGGATCGACTGCAGGCCGGACCAGCCCGCGCCCACAGCCACCTGATTGTTCAGCCGGTGGAGGATCGCCGCCTCGTACCGCGCCGCCAGTTCAGCGTCCGCGGCGTGCGCCTCGCGCTGGGCCGGATACAGCGCCGTGATCCAGTTCGGATGCAGCGGGCCGACGTGCATCGGGCCACCGTCGAGGCGGCGGGCGGGCTGGGTGGTGGCGGTGTCGAAGGGCATCGGGTGGCTCCGTCTTGTCCAGATGAAGTTCTCACACAGAGAACACCATCGCAAGCGGAAAGTTCGCCACTAGAGAACTTTATGAGCGCAGGGCGTCGCAGCCAGTAGCTGTCAGGGCCGTCAGGTCGAAGGTGAGTGCTAGGGCTTCTTGATCGCCGAGACGATAGATCCGGCGCCGAACAGCACCGCGCCCGCAATGAACGCCATGCCGCTCATCAACAGCATCATGATCCGGTCCAGCTTCCAGTCGGGTGTCTGTAGCGCGCTGACATTGCCCTGCTGCATGATCAGAAGACGGCCCGACTGCTCGCCGACAAGGTCGGGGATGGTCACGCCTAGGGCGCGGGCGAGGGCCTCCAGCGTCCGGCCGGGCGGCATTGGGCGCTTTCCACCCTCCAGGGCGCTTATGTAGCCCTTCGACTCTAGGGCAGCCTCTTGCGCGAGCCGCTCCTGCGACCAGCCGACCGCCTTGCGCGCGTTCCGTAGGTTCTCGCCGAATTCGGTGCCCATGCAGAGAACATGCGGGACCGACCATGTTGCGTCGTCACGCTGACAGAGAACATTTGTCTTGCGGAGAAGTTCTCAGTGTGAGAACTTCCCAGCATGACAAAGCCCGCCGCCATCACCGACCTCAGACCGGCTGACCTCGCGCGTCAGCTTGGTATCAGCCGCAGCTATGCCCACGAGCTGCTCAAGGGGGACAAGCATCCCTCCCTGACCCTAGCAGCGCAGATCGAGCGCGAGTTCGGTGTGCCGGTATCGCAGTGGGTCGCACGGCTGCCAGCGCCGCAGGACGCCGCCTGACCCATGGGCCGCCGCCTTCTCCCGCTCCTTGCCGACGTCATAGCCGCCGCGTTCGTCGCGGTGCTGGGGCTGCTGGCGTGGCTGTTGGGGCAGGGCTGATGTCGCCCCCCTCAATCCCATTCACCGTGTCGGCGAGCCCCCCTGGCGGGCGCGGTGAAGGGGCCGGCGCTGCAACGCGTCGGCCCTACCTTCTCAAGGGCGGCTGCCACCGCCTTCGCGTGACGGTCGGCGAGGCGCTCAAGCCCCGCCAGGCCGCCGTTCTCCCTGCTGTACGTCCTCAGTCGCCCTGCGGCGCCGCCGTGCATGATGGCGTCTCTGATCTCCTTCACTTGAGCGCTCCCGTTGAGGTCGCTCAACCATGACGGAGATTGCCGTGTATATCCCCCGCAACGAACGGGATTTGTCCCGCAAGCTGCCCCTCGACAAGGGCTTCAAGGACGCCGTCTCCGACCACCTGCGCCACCGCTGGCCGACAGGGACTGCCAAGAGCGCCGCCAAGGCCTACAGCCTGACGCCTGACCGGGCGCTGCTCGCTCACCACCCTGGAACAGATCTTCAAGGCGGGCGGCTGGTCGGTCGCGCTGCCGATCATCGCCGACGTCATCGGCCACGCCATCGCGGCCCACGTCGCCGACATGAGAGCCCAACACGATGAGAACACTCGACGCTTTGCTGCGCTGGGCGGCGGTCTTAAGTCTCTGGGCGCTGATCCTGCTGCTGACGATCCCGACTGCCGTCCTGATCGTCGCGAGCTGGGCCGGGGTCTGGGCGATCGAAGCTTTGACCGACGTCGTGGGTGAGGTGAGGCCGTGAGCGCGTCCGCCATCCTCGGCATCGACCCCGGCCTGTCCGGCGCCCTTGCCCTCTACGACGTGGACGGCTCGCTCGAAGTCCTCGACATGCCGGTCCTGCAGCTGAAGACGAAGCGTCAGGTCGACGAGTACGCCGTCGCCCGCATCATCGACAACTGGTCGTCGCGCATCCGCGAGGTGTGGCTGGAGCAGGTCGGCACGCGACCGGGGGAGGGCGCTGTCGGCGCGTTCTCGTTCGGGCGCGGCTACGGCCTCCTGCGCGGAGTCTGCGCCGCCAACTTCCTGACGATCATCGACGTCGCGCCCGCCACCTGGAAGGCGGCCATGAAGGTGCGCGGCGACAAGGACGAGAGCCGCGCCCGCGCGTCCGCCCTGTTCCCGCGTCACGGCCAGCTGTGGCCGCTCAAGAAGCACGATGGCCGCGCAGAAGCCGTCCTGATCGCCGCGCACGGGATGCGCCAACTCCACGCCATCGAAAGGACCGCCGCATGAGCTGGCCCGCAAGCAAGACCGGATGGACCGACGAGCGCCTCGCCCGGCTGAAGAAGCTATGGGACGACGGCTATTCGGCGCAGCAGATCGCGCAGGATCTCGGCGGCTGCACGCGCAACGCGGTGGTCGGCGTCGTTCACCGGCGCGGCTGGTCGCGGCCGGAGCCGAAGGCATCGAGGATCCGCGACCGCCTGCCGCGCGTCGGTGGCGCTGCGGCGCTGGCCCGCGCGAAGGCGGCGGTTCCGGTCGAGCACCGCCCGCGGGCCATCCAGACGCGCGGCCCGGTCATCGCCGTGTCGCGCCTCGCGCCCCTGCCGCCGGCGCGGCCTGCCCCCGCCGTCGCTGACGCCAGCCTGGCCAAGCCGTGGACCGAGCGCGCGTTCGGCGAGTGCGCCTTTCCCATCGCAGGCGAGGGCGCCGATACGGTGTCCTGCTGCCAGCCGGTGACGCCCATCGTCATCCGCGAGGTCGGCGGCAAGCCCACCGGCGGGCGCTACTGCCGCGCCCATGAGCGGGTGATGCATGTGCCCGGCACGCACGCACGCGACCTGATCCGTTCGGCGCGGAGGTACGCGTGATGCGGGTCGAAACCATAGGCGACGCGACGCTGTACCTCGGAGACTGCCGGGACATCCTGCCGACGCTCGGCAAGGTCGATGCTGTGGTGACGGACCCGCCGTATGGGATCGGGGCTGACAAGGGCAAGACCGGACAGGCCGTTTCGTTCAATGGAAGTCGGCCCGTTGTTTCCGCCCGCTACGCTGAGAACGAGTGGGACGACACGCGCCCGCCACCCGAATTGCTTCTTCAGTGCGTTGCGGCGGGCGATGTGGCCGTCTTGTGGGGCGGGAACTACTTTGCCGATCTGTTGCCCGCGCAGGGCCGGTGGCTGTGGTGGGACAAGTGCCAGACCATGCCGTCTTACGGCGATGGCGAGTTGGCGTGGACCAACCTTCCGCAATCGACACCGAAGCGCATCATCTACGCGAACAACAAGCTTTTTGCTGACCGGGTTGAACGCTTTCACCCGACGCAGAAGCCGCTGCCGGTCATGGAGTGGTGTCTCGGTTTCGTCCCGAAGGCCCAGACCATTCTCGACCCCTTCATGGGCTCCGGCACGACGGGCGTCGCCTGCGCCAACCTTGGCCGCAGCTTCATCGGCATCGAGCGCGAGCCCGCCTATTTCGAGATCGCGTGCAGGCGGATCGCCAAGGCCTACGAACAACCCCGCCTGTTCGATGAGCCCATCGCCAAGCCCGTACAGCCCTCGCTCCTGGGGGATGCCGCGTGATGTGCGACCGCTGCGCCGAGCTTGAGGAAGAGGTCGCCTACCTGCGGTCGGAACTGGGCCTGCTGGCCGACGAGGACGCGCTGCTGACGCTCAAGCGGGCGATGCGCGTGTCTCCGGTCGTCGCCCGGCTGGTCTACGCCCTCTACCGGTCCAACGGGCGCCTGCTGACGTGCGCGCACCTTGAGGACGCCATCCCGTCGAAGACCGGGCGCGACGACTACATCTCGCAGTCGTTCTTCGGGGCACTGGTCTGCCTCGCCCGCCGCGCCCTCGGCCGCGACGCCATCGAGACGGCGTGGGGCAGGGGCTACCGCCTGTCGCCCGCCGGTATGGCCCGCGTCGCTGCGATCCTGGCGCCGGCCCCCATCCCGCAAGCAGAGAAAGACGCGGCATGAACGCCTTTGAGCGCCACAAGATCAACCACCTGTCGCCGTCGTCTATAAGCGCCTGGATCAACGCGCCCAGCCTGTGGGTGCTGGAGAAGCTCCTCGGCCATCGCGGATCCATGGGCGCCGCCGCTCACCGCGGCACGGCCACGGAGGCCGGCGTCTCGGCGGGCCTGTTCGACCCTTCCCTGAGTGTCGAGGAATGCGCCGCCATCGCCATCCCGGCCTTTGACCGTCTCACCGCACTGAGCGGCGATCCGAAGCGCGAGACAGAGCGCGCGGTGATCCCCGGCATGATCAAGCAGGGGCTGACGCTGCGCGAACACGGCGCGCCGATCCGCCCGAACGAGCCGGCCCGCTACGGCAGCGGCGAGCAACACAAGATCGAGATCAACGTCGAGGGCGTGAGCGTCCCCATCATCGGTTATCTCGACTGGCTCTACCCGACCGAGATCATCGACCTGAAGACGACGATGCGCGTGCCGTCCGCCATGTCGGACACGCATCTGCGCCAGGCCGCCGTCTACAAGACCGCGCACATGGAGCGCCGCGTCCGGTTCTTCTACTGCTCGGACAAGAAGGCCGAGAAGCACACGCTGACCCGCGAGCAGTACGACGCCGCGATGCGTGAGATCGTGTGCGCCTCGCAGCGCCTCGAACGCTTCCTGGCCCTGTCGGATGACCCCTACGAGTTGGCGGCGATCGTGCCGCACTCCAGCGACAGCTTCTACTTCAACGACCCCGCGACGAAGGCCAAGGCCGTCGAAATCTACGGGTTCTAGAGATCCCCTAACGGGGCTGGGCGCGCCGCCCTTTCGGCGCATTGGTGAAATGGAGAATTGAAATTGGCATTCGGGATTCAAACGGAAAGCGGCGCCGGCGGTAACTTCACGCCGGTCGTCAAGATCAACGCCAAGCAGGGGCGCGTCTGGCGGGTTGACCGCAGCCAGGGCGGCGACGGCGGCTGGATGACGGACGAAATCGACATCACGTCCGACTTCCAGTTCGTCCCCGACTTCGAGAACATCGAGATCGGCTGGATGCACTTCGCGGCCGGTCAGGCGCCCGACCTCCGCATGGTCAAGATCGGTGAGGCCCTCCCGGCCAAGCCGACCGAGAACCACAAGCAGGGCTTCCGGCTCAACCTGAAGCTCGGCAAGTCCTGCGGCGGCGACCTGCGTGAACTGGCCGCCACAGCGAAGACCATCTCCGGCCCGTTCGACAAGCTGCATGACGCCTACCTGGCCGGGAAGTCGGCCAACGGCGACGGCCTGCCTGTCGTCCGCATGACCAGCATGAAGAAGGTCGACACCAAGACCCAGCACGGCACGAACACCAATTTCGAGCCGGTGTTCGAGATCGTGTCGTGGGTCAGCCGCGAGAAGGCGTTCGGCGAACAGGCCGCCGCGCCCACCCAGACCGAGACGAAGACCGAACCCAAGGCCGAGCCCCAGAAGGTGCTTGAGGCCGCCGGCGAAGAGTTCTGACCGCGAGTGACGGTCAGCAGAACGCCGACCGTCACCGCCCGGACTGACTAAAGACCCAGGAGGGGGATTGCCGTCCCCCTCCGCCCTTCTAAGCCGCCAGGGGGCGATGCCAAGTGATGACGCAAACGACCGACGCCACCGCGACCGCCCGCAGGCTCGACGATGACACCATCGCCGCGCTCAAGGGCTACGTGGCCGAGGCCAAGGCCCGCGGCTGGACGCAGCCCAACCTTCAGCGCTGGTTCAGCGCCCGCGGCGTGGTCGCCACCGACTACAATTCCGCCCTCGCCGGCAACGTCGTCGAGGCCGACATCGCCATCAGCCTGACGGCGACGTCCGTCACCGGCCTGCCGCAGTGGCCCTACAACCCCGAGCCCGCCGAGATCCGCCAACACCTCGAATGGCTGGCCGAGCCCGCCCGCGGCGCCTACGACGACGCCCTGATAGAGATCGCCTACGACTATGAAGGCGGCCCGACGAAGGCCCGCCTGTTCGGGCTGGACGAGATCGACGCCGCCGTCTCGTTCGCCGTCCGCATGAACATCGAGGGCCGCAACGTCTATGTCGGCGCCGCCCTGCGCCTGCCAGACGCCGACCGTGGCAAGCGCGCCAGCGCCGAAGACTTCTACGTCGCCACCGCCGTCCCCATCGACATCGACCAGGACTACGACGCCACCCGCGCCGCCATGGCCGCGGTCTGCGATGACGGCCTGGTCATCACGACCGGCCTCACGCCGCAGCGGCGCTCGCAGCACTGGACGCGCCTTGTCGAGCCCTGCGACAGCGACATCGAGTTCGGCCACGCCTTCCGCGGCCTCGTCGAGCACGTCGGCGCCGACATGAAGGTCAAGGATTCGGCCCGCGTCATGCGGCTGGGCGGGACCATCGCCTTTCCGAACGCCCGCAAGGTCGGTCTCGGCTACTGCATCGAGCTCACCACCACCACGACGAACACCGGCGCCCGGCCGTCCGAACTGTCCCGCCTGCGCGATCTCGCCGCCAGCGAGGCCGGGCCGCGCGTCGACTACAGCAGCCGGCCGACCGGGGAGGGGCCGGACGGCATCACCCGCGGCGGCCTGGCCGGCGTCGGCAAGGTCATCGACGGGCGCGAACGCTTCTTCGCCACGAAACTCCTGCCGCGCGCCATCCGCAGCTACCAGGACGAAACGGGGTGCGACCCGACCGCTGACGAACTGTTCGACCAGGCGTTCGCCAAGTTTCAGGAAGAGGCCGACAACACCGACGAGAGGTGGACGAACGCCGACGGTCAGCGCCAGCTTCGCGCCCGCGTTTCCAATACCCTGCGCCGCCTGCGCCTTGGCCGCATGGCTCACATCGGCCTCTATTCCATCGAGACAGGCGTCGGCCAGGACGTGGCCGAGGCCGCGCAGGCCAAGTGGGAGGCGGAACACGCTCGCCCTTTGGATGACGAGGCTGGGCCTCGCTTAGAACGAGGGCCAGAAGAAACACCGTCGCCCCTCTGGAATCTGCGCGCCTGGCACGCGTCGGTCTACTCCGGCCCGGCCCCCGAGATCCGCTGGCTCTGCGACGGAACGATCCCGCTGGGCATCCCCGTCCTGTTCGCCTCCATGGGCGGGCTCGGGAAGTCGTTCATCGCCATCGACCTCGGACTGGCGATCGCCGTCGAGGTCGTGGCCGGACTGAGTTCGCGGCCCATCCTTGGCGGCGAGGTCGTGCAGACCGGGACCGCCGTCATCCTGTCGGCCGAGGACAGCAAGGACAGCATCCACCGGCGCCTTGAGAAGATCGACCCGGAAGGCCGCCGACACCTCGCGCCCGAGCGCCTCATCATCGTGCCGCTGCCCGACGCCGGCGGGCCGAAGCCGCTCATCGCCAGCGACGGCAAGTCCCTGTCGATGACGCCCGCCTTCCACGCGCTCAAGGCCGAGTTGCTGCAGATCCCCGACCTGAAGGTGATCGTCATCGACCCGCTGCAGGCGTTCGTCCTGGCCGACGTCAACTCCGACCCGGCTGCCGGCCAGTTCATGTGGTCGGCCTTCGCCTCGCTCTGCGCGGCCACCGGGGCGACGCTCATCATCCCTCACCACATGCGTAAGGACGGCGCGGCGCACATCAAGACGGCCGACGAAGCCCGCGAGGCCATCCGCGGATCCACGGCTCTCGTCGACGGCGCCCGGCTGGCCTACGCGCTCTGGAAGGCCGGACCCGACGATGCGCGGGACATGTGTACCCGCCTCGACGTGGAGTTCGCGCCCGAGCGGATCGCCTTCGGCGCCGTGGTCAAGGCCAACGATCAGGCCAACCGCGAGGTGCAGACCTACGTTCGTCAGACGTCCGGACTGCTCACCGATCAGACCAGCCGGATCGCCTCCAGCAAGGCCCCGCAGAACGTCTCGATGAGCCAGTGCCAGGCCATCGTCGAGGAGATCGGGAAGGCGTGGGACAGCGCCCGCGAAGGTCGCGGCGAAGGCTTTGCCATGAGCCCGCAGAGCGGCGAACGGCAGGCCTGGAAGCTGATCCAGCGGCGCACCGGATGCCCGCCGAAAGAGGCCAAGGAGCTCGCCGCGGCGTGGGTCGCGAACGGGATCCTGGAGATGCAGACGACCGATCCGAAGCGCCACCGCAGCGCCCTGCGCCTCGTCGGGAGGCTCGGATAATGGGCCGGCGAAGGTCTGGCGAAGGTTGGCGAAGGTGGCGAAGGTTGCCCGCTAAGTCATTGATTTCATTGGGCGAGGGTTCTGGCGAAGGTGGCGAGGGTTGTACGGCTAAGTCATTGAAAACATTGAGGCGAAGGTTGGCGAAGGTGGCGAAGCACAGAACCCCCATACCCCTAGGGCGAACCTTCGCCCGCTTGGAAGCGGCTAGGTTCGAAGGAAACACCCATGCCCAGTCCCGCTGACGCCGCCACGCTGCAGGCGCTGTACGACGGCGTCGAGGCCGCCAGGCGCGAGGTCGAGGCCGAGTGGGGCGCCGACCGGATCACGCGCCTGATCGACGACGAACTGCGCGGCAAGCTGTACCGACAGCAGGCCAAGTGGTCGGCCGCCTACCAGGCCGCGTGGGACGCCCCGCTGCTGTCCCGCGATCTGCTGGACGCCGTGACCAGCTCAGCCGGCGGCATGAAGCGCGCCTGGCCTGCCATCGCCGCCGCCGCGGTCGAGGCCGGTCACAGGCCGCTGCATCCCGACGTGTGGGAGGTCCGGCTGGCTGACGGCTCCGTCGCTGCCCTTGTCCGTGACAACGACGCCTGCCGCCACGTCCTGGCCGAGGGCAGGGGGATCGCGGTCTACACCGTGGCCGAGGTCGCCAACGTGATCGACGCCCTGCCTGACGCGCTGAAGCTGGCGAAGATCCACTACCCCGGCGCGGAGTTCCAGCCGCCGCGGGATCGGGAGCCGACCGACAGGTCGTGGGTTCGGCACGGCGACGAACTGCCAGACTTCACGGTGGGGAGGGACGCGGCATGAGCGACGAAGACCTCAGCTATCTTGCCGAGGGGACCGAGGACTGGGCCAGCGCCGGCGTCAACCTGGCCGACCTGGAGGCGCGGGGCTTCTTCGCCGACGTGACCGCGGAGCATCGCCGCAAGGCCTCGGCCTACTTCGCTGCGATCGAGGCCAAGCACACGCCGCGGCAGGGAGACCTGTTCGCATGAGCCAGCCCTTCGTCACCCGCGCCCAGTCCGCGGAATACCAGGGCCTGGACCCTCGCGTGATCGAGGCTATGGCCGAGCGGGCCTACGAGGCGACGCGCCACAGCCGCTCGAGCGCCCCGCCGTGGGCCAGGGTCGAGGAAGCCTACAAGGCCGAGAGGCGCATGGAGCAGGTCGCGGGCGTCATCCACGCCCTGTCCTGCGGGTATCTGAAGAGGGCAGGAGCATGATCGACAGGCAGTACGGCGAGATCACCTACGAGTGCGACGGTTGCGACGAAACGCTCGAGACCGGAGAGACCGAGTTCAGCGACGCCTTGGCGATGTTTCGGCGCGACGGCTGGAAAGCCGAGAAGGTCGGAACCGAATGGACGCACCTCTGCCCGGCGTGCCGCTCATGACGACCATCGCGTGGGACGGTGAGACGCTTGCTGCTGACACCCGTGGAACCTCGGGCGGTCTGATCGATGCCGGGGGCGTGAAGGCCTGGCGCGTCGGTCGGCTGATTGTAGCGGGCTCAGGGCCGTACGCGACGATACATCGTTTTCGGGAATGGGTCGCCGCCGGGATGCGCAACGCCTCACCGTACGAGTGCGCTGAAAGCGAAGGCAACGGGATCGTCATCGCGCCGAATGGGCGCGTGCTGTGCTTTGGGCGAAGGGGCCCGTGGAACGTCCCCTCCGCACCGTACAGCCTCGGCAGCGGTGAGCATCTGGCCCTTGGCGCTATGGCAATGGGCGCCACCGCCGCTCAAGCCGTCCGAGTGGCCGCTCAGTTCGACACCTGCACCGGCGGTGAGATCACCGTCCTGCGTTGCGAGCCGCCTCGCTTGTCCGACCCCGGAGCCTGAAATGTCCCTCGCCTACGCCCCCATGGAGACCGCCGCCATGACCGAACCCAAGCGCCTCGCCATCGCGCTCCCCGAACACGAACGCGGCCGGAGCGAAGACCACGTCCGCCGGCTGGAGATCCTCAACCGCCGCCTCGCAAAGCCGCTCCCCAAGGGCGACAGGAAGGCCGAGAAGGCGAGGGAGGCCGACCTGGCCGAACGCGACGCCCTGGAGGCCCTGCCGTCGATCAAGGCGGACCAGCGGTGGCAGCGCGAGGCGCTCGCCGAGACTGAGGCCCTCGCGGCCCAGCGCGGCGAGGCCATCACCGAGGACCGTGCCGGGGTGCGCCGGATCATGGACCGCGACCCGCTGCTGAGCCTGGCCCGTTCAGGCCACATCACCCCCGACCAGCTGGAGGTCGGCCAGCGCGTCCGCGAGCTCTACGACAGCCGCGCCAGCGACGCCGGGGCGATGGAGTACACCGGCCTCCCGGGCGCAGCGCACGACCACGAACGGTTCGTCGCCAACCGCTTCAGCCGCGCCAAGGCCTCGGCCATGGTCGTGCGGATCGAGATGGCAGTCCACGTCAACTGCAGCGCCGAACCTGCCTGCCTGGTGATGCTCCGGGCCATCTGCGAGCGCGGCGTGAGCGCCAACAGCCAGGGCGAGGGCAGGGCGCTGGACAAGAACCGTCTGGCCTTCGCCCGCGCCCTCGACGTGGCAGATGCGGTGTTGAGGCGGCAGCTGTAACACCACCCATTGACGCGGAAGGCGAACAGGGCCTAATTCGGCACATTCGCGCTTCGCGCCCGACGAGCCCTGGCCTCACCGCCGGGGCTTTTTCGTATCCACTCCATGTCGGGAAAGTGCGCGCTGCCACACAGGCGCCCCAGACATGCCCATCCTCCAGAACGCGCGCCATGAGCGCTTCGCGCAGGCGTTGGCGAAAGGCCTGTCTCAGACAGAGGCCTACACCGAGGCCGGATATGTCGGCGACCGAACCGCCGCTTCGCGCTTGTCAACAAACGTCAACGTCCAGCAACGTGTGATCGAACTCCAGGAACGCGCCGCCGTTCGGACCGAGATCACGGTCGCCTCGATCACTGACCGCCTGCTGGCGATAGCGACCAAGGGCGAGGCTGCTACGGATGCGCCAATGCTGTCCGTCGCCCGTGCAAGCCTGATGGACGCGGCCAAGCTGAACGGCCTGGTCATCGACAGGGCGGACACCCAATCGGTTGGCACCATGACCGTCCAGTACGTCACCGCTCCGGCCGGTCCGGCGCCGCTGCCGAGTGACGAGGACTACGAGAGCTAGGCGGTGATCTACCAGCCGATCCCGGCGTATCGGTTCCTGACCGAGAAGCCGCTGGGGTCATACCGCTACCGGGCGGCCTTCGGGGGCCGAGGTGGCGCGAAGTCGTGGGAGTTCGTCGACGCGGCGATCTTCCACGCGGTGACGACGCCGAGGCTTCGGGTGATCTTCCTTCGGGAGATCATGGCGAACCTCAAGGAATCGTCGCTCGAGCTGGTCCGCAACCGGCTGGAACACTACGGCCTGCTGAACGCCTACTTCCGCGAGGTCGATGGCTCGTTCGTTGGTCGCGCCGGGCAGAAGATCCTGTTCATCGGCCTCTGGAAGGGCAACAAGCCCGAGGGCATCAAGTCCCTTGAGGGCGCGGGCCTGACGATCCTGGAGGAAGCGCAGGAAGTGCGCCAGGCGTCGCTCGACGTGCTGCTGCCGACCATCCTGCGGACGCCGATCTCCGAACTGTGGGCGATCTGGAACCCGCGCCTCGCGACCGACCCCATCGACGTCTTCTTCCGCGGTCCGGTGAAGCCGAAGCGGGCGATCGTCCGCAAGATCAACCACGATCAGAACCCGCACTTCCCCGACGCCCTGCGCGAGCTGATGGCGCTGGACTACTCCAAGGACCACCTCCGGGCGGTCTGGATCTGGGAGGGCGGCTACATGCCGTCCGTCACCGGCGCGATCTGGAACCGCGAGGGTCTGGACCGGGCGTGGATGGCCGGCAGGATGGCGAACGACTGGGGCCGGGTCGTGGTCGGCGTCGACCCATCGGGCGGCGGTGACGACGTCGGCATCGTGGCGGTCGCCGAGTATGCGGACGGCGCAATCGTGCTTGAGGACGCCACCTGCCCGGCCACAAGCCCGCACGCCTGGGCGGTCGCGGTCGCCAAGTGCGCCGAACGTTGGGGCGCTGACTGCATTGTGGCCGAGAAGAACTTCGGCGGCGACATGGTTGAGAGCAACCTTCGCAGCGCCAACATCACGGCCCGCGTCGTGCTCGTCCATGCGAGCCGCGGCAAGCAGGTCCGGGCCGAGCCGGTCGCGGGCCTCTACGATCAGGGGCGCGTGCGCCACAAGTCGCAATTCCCACTGATGGAGGCGGAAATGCTCAGCACGACCCCCGCCGGCTATCAGGGCGAAGCCTCGCCGAACCGCATGGACGCGCTCGTCTGGGCGATCACTGAACTGAAGCTGGCGGACCAGGCCCCCGAGGCTGTCTCCACCTCGTTCCGGTGGGGCTGATGGCTGACGACCCGACACCGGCGACCACGTCTGCCGCTTACGACCAGATGGCTCCGGCCTGGCAGATGGTCGACGACATCCTGGCCGGCCCGGCGACGATCCGGTCGAAGGCCAAGACCTACCTGCCGAAGTACGTCTCCGAGGGCGAGGACGAATACAAGCGCCGCCTCGCGCAGGCGCCGTGGCAGCCTGAGTTCGCCGACATCCTGCTGACCCTGTCCTCCAAGCCGTTCGGCCGCGAGGTCTGCCTCGACGACGGCGCCAGCGAGACGATCAAGGCGCTGGCTGAGGACATCGACGGCAAGGGCAACAACCTGACCGCCTTCGCCCGGCCGCTGTTCCGCAAGGCCATCGCCAAGGGCATGGCGGCGATCCTGGTGGACAACACCGGCAAGGGCACGGCCCGCACGATCTCCGAGGAGCGCGTGATGGGCGTCCGGCCCTACTGGGTGCCGATCCGTCCCGAGGACGTGCTGGCGCTCTACACGGTGTTCGTGAAGGGCCGCGAGGTCCCGGTTCATGTCCGCCTGAAGGAATGCTCGGTCGAGCGCGTGGGATTCGGCGAGAAGGAGGTAGAGCGCGTCCGCGTGCTGAACCGTGACCCGCTTCCCATCGTGGCAGGCCAGCCGCAGGACTATGGCCCGCCCACCTGGACGCTGTACGAGAAAGAAGTCGACGCCGCTGGCAAGGTGACCTGGCCGCAGGTCGATGCGGGTGTCTATGAGCCGCTGACCGAACTGCCGCTGGTGCTGTACTGGACCGGAGAGCGGGAAGGGGCGCAGTTCGCTCGCCCGCCGCTGGACGCGCTCGCTGACAAGCAGATCGAGCTCTATCGAGCCCTCGCCCGCAAGGATGAGATCTTCACCTACGCCGGATCGCCGATGCTTTGCGGCACCGGCATCAAGCCGCCCGCCCCCGGCGCCGCACCGATGGAAGTCGGCCCCAAGCGGGTTCTGTTCGCGCCTCCGGGCGTCGAGGGCAAGGCCACCGGCTGGTCCTACGTCGAGCCCGACGCGGCGAACCTGACCGAGATCCGCGAGGACGTGAAGGCGCTGGTAGACGACATTCGCCGTCTTGGGATGCAGCCGCTGACCCAGCGCAGCGGCGGCGTCACGGCCACGGCGTCCAGCATCGAGGGCGCCAAGGCCCACTCAGCGGTTCAAGCCTGGGCGCTGGGCCTGAAGGACGCGCTGGAACAGGCCTTCGTGTACACCGCGCAATGGCTGCGCGAGCCGAGCAATGTCGAGGTCGAGGTCGATACCGACTTCAGCGTCGAGCCGTACTCGCAGCCGGCGCTCCAGGAACTGCGCGAAGCCCGCAAGGCCCGCGACATCAGCCGCCCGGCGTACCTGGCCGGCCTGCAACGCTTCGGCGTGCTGCAGCCAGACTTCGACGCCGAAGACGACGAGGCCATCCTGGCCGAGGAAATGCAGGGCCTAGAGCCCGACGCGCCCGATCCGATGGACCCTGCGCTCAACGGCCCGACCGACCCACAAGACCCGGCCCCAGCGGCCTGACGACCTCTGCCGGGTCCGCGGATGCGGGGCGGCGCATGGGGCTGATGCCCCGACGACCGGCGGATGCCGGAGAAAGCCCACCATGAAACTCAAGACGGTCGAGATCGACGGCAAGACCTATGCCGAGGTGCAGGACGGCAAGCCGGTGTTCACGGCGGACGATGGCAAGGAGGTCGCCTTCGACGCGGCCGGGACCATCGCCAACCTGTCCACCCTGCGGGGTGAGGCGAAGGGCCACCGGGAGGCCAAGGAGCGCGCTGAGGCGGCTCTGAAGACCTACGAAGGCCTCGACCCTGAAGCCGCGCGGACGGCGCTCGATACCGTATCGAAGATCGACCAGAAGAAGCTGATCGACGCGGGAGAGATTGACCGTGTCCGGTCCGACATCAGCAAGGGCTACGAGGCCAAGCTGACCGAGGCGAACACCAAGGCCCAGACCCTCGAACAGGCGCTCTATGCCGAGAAGATCGGCGGCGCGTTTGCCCGCTCCCCGATGATCGTGGGCGACAAGGCGAAGCTGGCGATCCCCGCCGACCTCGTCCAGTCGCACTTCGGTCGGCACTTCAAGATCGAGGACGGCCAGGCAGTGGCCTACGACGCCTCGGGCAACAAGATTTACAGCCGCGCAAACCCCTCGATTGCCGCATCTTTCGACGAGGCGCTGGAGATCATCGTCGACGCCTACCCCCACCGCGACAGCATCCTGAAGGGCACCGGAGCCAATGGCTCAGGCGCTCAGGGCGGCGGAAACGGCGGCGGGGCGAAGACCATGCGCGCGGCGGACTTCAACGCCCTGAGCGCCCCGGAGCGGGCCGCGAAGATGGCGCAGGGCCTGACCCTGACGGACTGAGAACCTGCCGCGGCCTGGATGGGTCGTGGCGCCAGGGTCGGATGACCCAACCGAACCCCTGACCTCAGACCATCCAGCGCCCGGCCAAGGCCCGGCCATAAGGACATTTTCACATGGCTAACACCCTCACTTCCCTCGCCCCGACCCTGTTCAGCGCCGCTCGCGAAGTCGCGGCTGAGCCCTTCGGCGTGGTCGGCGCCATCAATACCTCGTTCGACGACAAGGGCGTGGCGAAGGGTGACACCGTCACCGTCGACGTCGCCCCGACCCGCTCGGCCTCGGACTTCACCCCGGCCGCCGCGACGTCCTCGGGCACGGACGCGACCGCCTCCAGCGTCGCTGTCCAGATCACCAAGTCCCGCAAGGTGGACTGGCACCTGACCGGCGAGCAGGTTCGCTCGCTGGAGAATGGCGGCATCAGCCAGGACTGGGTGGGCCAGCTCGTCGCCCAGGGGATGCGCACCCTGCGCAACGAGGCCGAAGTGGACGCGGCTCTGGCCGCCAAGCTGGGCGCCTCGCGCGCCTACGGCACCGCCGGCACCGCGCCGTTCGCCTCGGACCTGACCGCGCTGACCAACGCGCGCAAGATCCTGCAGGACAACGGTTCGCCGATGGTCGATCTGCAGATGGTGTTCGACACGAACGCGGGCCTCAACCTGCGGAACCTCGGCGTCATCCAGAACGTCTATCAGCAGGGCGATCCCAACGCCCGCCGCACCGGCCAATTCGGCAACGAGATGGGCTTCAACCTGCGTGAGAGCGCCGGCCTGGCGTCCCACACCGCCGGCACGAACTCCGGCGCCACCACGAACAACGCGGGCTACGCGGTCGGCTCGACCACGTTCACGCTGGCCTCGGCCGGCACCGGCACGATCCTCGCCGGCGACGTGATCACCTTCGCTGGCGACACCAACAAGTACGTGGTGGTCTCCGGCGACGCCGATGTCTCCAACGGCGGCTCGATCACCATCGCCGAGCCGGGCATCAAGATTGCGATGTCCGCCGCGACGAAGGCGATCACCACCATCGCCACCTACACCGCCAACCTCGCCTTTGAGCGTTCGGCGATCGTGGGCGTGATGCGTCCGCCGCTGATGCCGGCGAACCCGACCATCACGCAGATGCTGGTCAGCGACGACAAGGGCATGACCTACCTCATGCTCGACATCGCGCAGTACGGCCAGCGGTCGTGGGAGCTTCACCTGGCGTGGGGCTTCAAGACGGTGAACACCTTCCAGTCCGCCATCGTCCTCGGCTAGTCGCCGACCTGAACAGGGGCCGGGCATCGTGCTCGGCCCCGCCTTCGCATGGGAGCCCTTGTGGCTGACACCATCCCCACCGTCCGCATCGTCTCGACCGACCTGGCCTCGCAAGGGGCGTTCGTCGAGATCAACGAGGACGACTTCGACGCCTCGGTCCACACGCTCTATGGCGCCGACAGCGAACTGACCGTGCGCGAACTGTGCGCCGACCTTGAGGCGATGGGCGTCGACTTCGACCCGCGCGCCAAGAAGGCCGTCCTGCAGAAGCTTCGCGACGAAGCCCGCGCGATCCGCGACGCCTAAGCAAGCCGCCAGGAGGGCGCCATGTCAGACTTCTACGGCACCCTCATCGGCGCGGCGGCCTATCACGATGACCGCGGGAACGCGGCCTGGGCGGCTGCGGCCACCGACGCGCTGCGCACCGCCGCGCTCGTTCGGGCCTCGGCCTACATTGATGCCACCTACCTGTTGTCGTTCGAGGGCCTGAAGGCCGGAGCGCGCGACCAGGTGCTGCAATGGCCCCGCGTCGGCGTCACCGACATCTACGGCTACTCGGTCCCGGATGATGAAGTCCCGGTCGAGATCATCAACGCTGCCTACGAAGGCGCCCTGCGCGAGCTCGCCACGGCCGGCTCCCTGAACCCCGACATCAAGGCCGGCGGCGGCGTGATCAAGCGCGTGAAGGCCGGCTCGGTCGAGGTCGAGTACGCCTCCACTGCCGACACCCGCGCGACCTTCCAGCGCATCGAGGACATTCTGGCGCCGTTGCTTGGCCGCGCCTCGCCCTATTCCGGGACCGCTTCGAGGGGCTGATGGCCGACCGCATCGAGAAGTTGATGGCCGAGTGGGAGCCGAAGCTTCGCCGGGCCTTCCTGGAGACGTTCCGCAAGATCCGCGACCGGGTCGAGATCGCCCGCCTGACCGCCATGGTGCGCGCCGGTGATATCGCTGGCGCCGTTCAGGCCGTTGGGCTCGATGTGGCGCAGTTCCGGCCCTTGGGCGCTGCCCTGGAGGCCATGTTCGAGGCCGGGGGCATAGACGCCACGGCGGGGATCAGGGTAGTGCGCGGCCCGCTGGGCTTCCGCATCGCCCCAGTCTTCGACGTCCGGGCTCCCAACGCCGACATCTGGATCCGCAGCCACACGACGGACCTGATCCGGCAGATCAGCGAGGATCAGCGCGCCCTGATCGCGCAGGCCATGCTGCCGCTGTCGAGCGGGGCCGATCCGCTGCTGACCGGCGACACGCCGCAGAAGATCGCCCTGGACCTCGTCGGGCGCGTCTCCAGCGTCACCCGCAGCCGGGAAGGGGGCATCCTCGGGCTCACCAGCCAGCAGGCCGAGTGGGCGCGACGCTACGAAATGGAACTGGGCGGCGGCATCGTCCCGCCGGACGCCAACGCCCTGACCCGCAAGCTGCGCGACCGCCGCTTCGACAAGTCGATCGCCAAGGCCATCCGCGAGAACGCCCCGCTGCCGGAGAAGACGCGGCAGGCCATGATCGCGGCCTATCGGAACCGGACCCTGCGCTACCGGGCCGACACCATCGCGCTCAACGAAGCCTCAACCGGGCTGCACCAGGCGCAGGTCGAGGCGTGGGATCAAGCGGTCGGCCGGGGCGCGGTCGCCGCGGACAAGGTCAAGCGGTTCTGGATCACGGCCGGCGACGACCACGTCCGGCCGCTACACCGCAAGGTGCCCGGCATGAACGCCGAGGGCGTCGGGCTGCACCAGGAATTCCAGACGCCGAAGGGCCCGGCGATGCAGCCCGGCTGGCGGTTCGATCCGGGGTGCCGCTGCCGGGTCAGGGTTCGGGTGATAGAGGACTAGGCTCGTCTGCCGCGCCCTCAAGCGCCAGCATGAGCATCAACATCGCCCGCCGAGCCGTTGTCAGCGCCGTATCGGCCGCCACGGTCTCGCCGGGCTCCACGCCCAGCACATCGGACGCCTTGGCGAGGCGGTCGAGCGCTTCCTGATCGCTGAGTTTCCGCCCCATCGGGACGCAGCATAGCCCGCAAAGCCGGAGAACGCGAAATGGTCGACTTCTCCGACATCGCGGCTCTGGTTGCGGACGCCATCACGTCCGAGGGCCTTGGGGCCTCGGTCACCTACACCAGCGTCACGCCGGGCACCTACGACACGGCCACCGGCGCCGCTACGCCTGGCACGTCCACCGAGACGGTCGACGCCATCATCGAGGACTTCAAGGGACTGTCGCTGATGTCGGGCCTGATCCAGATCGGCGACAAGAAGGTCAGCATCGCTGCGGCCAGCCTCACGGTCACGCCGAAGCCTGCCGACCGGATCACTGTGGGCGCTGTCGCCTACACGGTCGAGCGCGTCATGGACGAGCAGGCTGGCGGGGTGGCGATCCTCCACGTCCTGCATTGCCGGAGGGCCTGATGGCCGGGTTCGGTGATCAGGTGAAAGCCTTCGCGCTCCAGGCCAAGGGCGTGCAGGACGCGGCGCTGCGCGAGGCGATCATCGAGGTCGGCCAGCGCACCATCGACCGCAGCCCGATCAAGACCGGCCGCTTCCGCAGCAACTTCCGCTACGGCCTCGAAACCCGCGACGCCTTCACGACGCAGGTCACGAACGAGCCCTACGTCCACAATCTCGAAGAACTGCCCAAGTCGCCGGGCGGCTTTACGCACTGGGTGAGCAACGCCCTGCCATATGGGCCCGCCCTCGAACGCGGATCTTCCCGGCAGGCGCCCAACGGAATGTTCGGCCTGACCGCCATGGAGTGGCCGGCCATCGTCGCTGACGCGGTCCTGAAGGTGCGCCGATGAGCATTGTGAGCATCCGCGCCGCGCTGGAGACCGCGCTGGCCGCCATTTCGCCCACCCTGGCGACCGCCTACGAGAACAGCGGCTACACGCCGACGCCGGGCACGGCCTACCAGGACGTCGCCGTCCTCTTCGCCCGCCCGGAGAACACCGAGAACAGCGCCGCGCACCTGGCGCTGGGCTTCATGCAGGCCACCCTGCGCTATCCGCTCAACACCGGCTCGGGCACCGCCGCGGCGCGGGCCGAGGCCATCCGCACCGCCTTTCCGCGAGGCCGCAGCCTGACGTCCGGCTCGGTCAAAGTCACCATCACCGACACCCCTGAGATCATGCCCGCCTATGTGGACGCAGACCGCTTCTGCATCCCGGTGCGGGTCCGCTTCCACAGCCACATCGCGGCCTAGCCCGCGCCCATCGCCTCTGAGCGAACGACGGCCGCCCTCCGGTCCGTCTCTACCTGCCCCAACCTGATCGGAGATCACCGCCATGACCGTGGCCCAAGGAATTTCTACGACTCTTGCCCGCGTCGCTCAATCCGCGCTCGGGACGCCCGGTTCGTCCGGCTCCTCGCTCGCCCGCCGCGTCAGCGCCGATTTTACGAAGGACGGCGAGACCTACACCTCGAACGAGATCGTCAGCCACCAGCAGTCCACCGGCGCCACCGAGGGCCCTTCGGATA